TGGATAATGGGCAGTTTGCATTGTATCCAAATAATAGAATGCGTATCTATGATAATAGCATTACACCCGAAATACCTAAAAATCCCGATTTTAAGGTATCAACAGTTTACTATCAAGTTGAAAATGGTCATGATCGTGATGGATTGGGTTCTGAAGAGAATTATTTCTGGAAAACAGCAAAAGAAAGGTCTGATTTTGATATAAATGTCGAAGCAGACCCTAATATTGGAACAGGAAATACTGCAATTGATGGTTTAGGCTAAAAACTAACAGATATAGTGTCTAAATAGAACAAATGTTCGTTTAGGCACTTTTTTTGTGTCTATTTGGAGGTTCCCATGTCAGAAAAAATGCTAAGAGAGATCGCAAATGACTCTTTGACTCCTAAAAAGAGTGATAAGGTTAGTTCTAGTGACTTATTTGAGCGTCTTCGTGAAGAAGATGAAGACGGATTAGATTATGAGATTGAAAGTTACGAAGTTATCTCTGAATATCGTTAGAAAACCCTGATAAATAAAATATAGTACTATAAACTTCTAATGCCAGCTCAAAGAGTTAGTAAAAAGTTCAAAGATCTTAGTATGTCATTCAAATTTAACCCTTTGAGTGGCGATTTGATCGCATTGAACAATGAAAACGCAATAGCGAGAGCTGTGCGTAATATAGTATCGACCTCACCTGGCGAAAAGTTTTTTGATCCTGATTTTGGGTCTAGCATAAGTGAAATATTGTTTGAAAACGTTGATGACATCACTGCTGTGTCAATTGAAGACGAAATTAGGAGTTGTTTAGACAATTATGAACCTAGAGTTGAATTAATTAATGTAAATGTAGATGCTAACTTTGATGAGAATCAATTTGACGTATTGATCACCTATAGAATAGTCGGTGTAGATATTCCACCATCACAATTAGAATTTGCCTTGCTTCCATCACGATAAATGTCACTTTTAAACTTTACTAGTCTGGATTTTGACCAGATTAAAGAAACACTTAAACAATATTTACAATCCAACTCGAATTTTACGGATTATGACTTCGAGGGATCAAACCTGTCAACAATTTTAGACGTTTTAGCATATAATACTTACATTACCTCATATAATGCCAATATGATCTCAAATGAGGTCTTTATTGACAGTGCAACACTTAGAGAGAACGTAGTTGCACTCGCAAGAAACATTGGATATGTGCCAAGATCAAGAAAAGCATCAACTGCAACGATAAATTTCACTGTAGAACCAGGAATTACACCTCCACCAACAACCATTACTCTAAAAAAAGGCCCAGTTGCAGCCACAAACGAATTTGGAGGTCAATCTTTCGTTTTTGGTATTACAAAAGACGTTACAAAACCTGTAGTTGACGGAGTTGCTTCATTTTTAGAGGTAGATGTTAAAGAAGGCACTGTAATTGACCAAAAATTTCCATATTCTACAAATAATATCAATCAGAGGTTCATTTTATCAAATGCAGGGGTGGATTTAAGCACTTTAGAGGTTTATGTAAGACCATCTTCGACTTCTTCACTGCTTTCAAGCTATGCAAGGCAAGATAGTCTGTTTGATGCGGTTACAGGAAGTGCAATTACAAGTAAATCTCTCATTTATTACATTCAAGAGATAGAAGATGAGCAATATGAGATAATTTTTGGTGATGGAATCTTCGGAAAGGCACTTGAAGACGGAAATATTGTCGAAGTTTCATATATTGTGTCAAATGGATCCGAAGCTAATGGAGTTAGTAACCTAACTTTTAGTGGAAAATGCACATATTCTAGAAATGCGGTTGAAAACACCATAACTAGTGGTATTTCTCTTGTAACTGCTGATATACCCTCTAGTGGTGGAGACGAAATTGAGAGTGTTGACTCCGTTAAAAAGTATGCACCACAAATTTATGGCACTCAAAACCGTGCTTTGACCTCAAATGACTATGAAATCCTAATTCCCAACAAAATTTACCCAGAAACTGAGTCAATTTCGGTTTACGGAGGTGAAGAACTAGTTCCTCCACAGTATGGAAAGGTGTTTATTAGTATAAAACCAAGAACTGGTGACTTTGTTCCAAACGCAATCAAAGAAAATATCAAAAGAGACCTTAGAAAATACTCTGTAGCAGGGATTGTGCCCGAAATTCTCGATCTCAAGTATCTCTTTCTTGAGACTGACAGTAAAGTTTACTATAATACGAGTCTTGCACCCAATTCTTTAATGGTTTCATCGACAATTTTGAATAATATTAACAAATTAGCTGCTTCTGCGGAGTTAAATAAGT